TCAGCCTGGCGGGCAACACAGGTAAGCCAGTTCCATTGCAACTTTCACGACCGTTGGCGCAACGCTATAAAGTGCATCATATTGCTTATCAAAAATGTATGTCGTTCTGGCCTGTTCCTTAAACTGCTTTACGCCTTTACACGGATTCATGTTCACCATGCCGCGCTCATATCTCCAGCGAAACACGCGGGATATAAACGCCCTTTCTCTGTTAGCCTGCGTCCGGCTTTTTACCCCTCGCTTATCCATATACTTTCGAATGTGCTCCGGTCTAATATTATCCGGTTGCACCGCCCCAAACACCGGCATAACTTTCACGGAGTATTTTCGATAGTCTTTTTGTGTTTCTTTCGCCAGCTCCATAAAGTCACCAGAGTTGAAGAACTTCTCCACCAGGCCTTCGAATAAATTCTCATCTTTCTTATCGTTGATTAATGCCTCGTATGCTGCCCAAACCTCAGCAGGGGAGGAGTCAAAACCGCATAGCCGGATAGTGCCGCCATTCTTCGGTTTGAATTCAAAGGCCGAACGGCCCCGACAAGTGCGCGGGGGCATCCAGTTATCGGCCGGGTTTGTGCGTTTTCTTCCCATTAGTCCATGGCTCCAAAATTTGGCTCCTACATTCAATTAACAACAGGTTGTTGACGATGACCCATAGGATCATTGAAATGCTGCCATGTTGTACGAGGCCGGCCATCCTTTCGAATGATTTTGAACTGTCTTTAATGGACGAATACCCCGGCAGTAACGATAAGCAACTGGTAAAGGAGGGGGATCCTTGCATCGTTAAAATAGGCGCTGACACTGTCATTACAGGATATATCGACCGCTGGGCTCCGATGATTTCAGCCTTGAGGCATGAAGTCCGGGCAACGGGCCGAAGTAAGTGTGAGGATCTAGTGGATTGCTCAGCCAAGTGGGATAACAACGTCATCACCGGCGCTACCCCATTACAGATTGCACAGCGTCTGGCAGCGCCCTATAGCATCACCGTATCGAGTGATGTTACCGGTATAAAGAATGTCCCACAGTTTACGCTGAACTGGGGGGAGAGCTCTCAGGAAATCATTGACCGAATCACTCGCTGGGCCGCGCTTCTCTACTATGACCTACCTGATGGCAGCCTCTATCTGACCCGAGTTCGTACGAAGAAGGCCGCCAGCGGCGTAGCGCAGGGAGTCAATATCGAGGCAGCAGCCTATGAAGCCTCGATGGATGAGCGGTTTTCCGAATATACCGGTGTATCAATGACGGTTAACCCGCTGGTTGATGACACCGGTTATGGAGCCGTGACCAAAGCCACCGCGAATGATCCGGACGTTGCCAAAATGCGATACCGGAACCGGATCATCATTGTCGAAAGCACGATGAACACCACCGAGCTGGCGCAGCAGGCGATTGACTGGGAAATGAACCGGCGTTATGGCCGCTCTAAGGTTCTGCAGGTCACCATTGATAACTGGCGCGACAGCGCGGGCAAGCTGTGGGAGCCCAACACCCTGATCCCCGTTAATATCCCCAAGATGGGCATCAATGACGTGCTGTGGCTGCTGGCGGAAGTCACTTTTATCAAAGATGACCAGGGCACGGTGGCGCAGATGGTACTGATGCCGCCGGCGGCATTCTCGGTTCAGCCATATCGTTTCTACAACGTCATTCAGGAGCTGAACAGATGACGATGCTCAACACGCTTTACCGCCGGGCGATGATGATGCTCGGCGTGGGCAGCGTATCGCTGACGAATGATGATGGTGGGATCCAGAAGGTGCAGTATCAGACGCCGCTGGAAGTGCGCAGCCATACGCCGCGCCTGATGGAGTTCGGTTTCTCCTCTTCATTGCCGGATGGTGCCGATGTGCTGATCGCCTACCTTTCGGGCGACCGGTCGAACGCGGTGGTGATTGCCTCCGGTCATAAAGGCAGCCGCAAAACCGGCCTGAGTCTGGGTGAAACCATCATTTATGACCAGTGGGGGCAGCACATCAAACTCACTGAAACGGGAATAGAAATTGATGCAAACGGTCAGCCCGTCAAAGTCATTAATTCAACCACCGTCACCATCGTCGCTTCAGAAGAAATCTATGCTGACACGCCGGTGCTGAAATGTGCAGGGGACATCATTGACAACGCCGGGAGCAATACCACCACGCTGAAAGATCTGCGTGACACGCACAACCACGTTGTTAAAAATGTGCAGAGCGGAAGTTCATCGCCTACAAGCGAAAAACCCGGGGAGTTAGTTGAATGACTGACATTACAACGGTGTGGAATGCTGAACAATCTGTTGGTGACTGGGCTGAAGCTTTCGGTGATCTACAGTCAGGAGACGATTTAGAAACTGCCATTTTAATCAGCCTTTTTACTGACAGGCTGGCGCGGCAAGATGATGAGTATGATGGTGATAATCGTCGCGGCTGGTGGGGGGATCAAGATCAGGATTATCCAATTGGTTCACGGCTATGGCTGTTGCGTCGACAGAAGCTGACTTTAGCCGTTGCAAACAAAGCTCAGGACTTTGCCTCAGAGGCGCTTAAATGGCTTGTCGATGATGGCGTCGTTGCCAGTATTACCCCTGTCTCCCAAATTATTTACCCGAACCGCCTGAACCTTTTCATCACCTATCAAAAACCGGGACAGGACGCTGTGTCTAAGCGTTATTTCTGGGTCTGGGAGTCTTAATCGATGCCATACAATCGGCCAACACTCACTGAGTTACGTGCGCGTAATCTCGCAGCAATTGAAGCAGAATTAAAAGGGGTAGGTACCCCATTACGGTTTTCAAATCTGAATATTCTTGGCACCGCAGATGCTGGTCTAGCTTATCTCCATTATGGCTATCTTGACTGGATAGCGAAGCAGTCAGTGCCGTGGAGCGCGACGGATGAGAATCTTGCGGGGTGGGCTGCGTTAAAAAGCGTGACGCAAAAAGCAGCCAACGCCGGGACAAACAATGCCACCCTTTTCACCGGCACTGCAGGTGCAGCTATTCCGGCGGGTACCGTCTTAAACCGGGGTGATGGTTACCAGTACACGACAGATGCGGAGGTTGATATCGGGGCCTCAGGCACGGCAACTGGCGCAATCACTGCGGTGTTACCCGATCCTAATGATGACCCGACGGGTGGCGGCGATGCGGGGAATACCCCGGCAGGTACCCAACTGACGCTGGATGTCAGCATTTCAGGCGTTGACTCGATAGCGACTATCATCACGGCCATTACGGATGGTGCAGATATTGAAACCGAAGATGCTTTCCGTTCCCGGACACTGCTTGCCTACCAAAATACACCACAGGGCGGAAATGATGATGACTATGAAGCCTGGGCGCTTGCCGTAGCAGGTGTTACGCGGGCGTGGACGGTACGCAGGCTTATGGGGGCCGGTACTGTTGGCGTGTATATCATGATTGACGGCACTGATACCTCAAATAATGGTTTTCCCGTGGGTACCGATGGTATTTCCTCACTCGACAGCTGGTCGGGCACCAAGGCGACCGGGGATCAAAAAAGGGTAGCGGATTATATCTACCCGCTTCAGCCCGTCACGGCACTGGTGTATGTCTGTTCGCCAATTAAAACGACCATCAATTTTACGATTAGCGGCCTGGCATCGGCTAACAGTACAACAACTGCCGCAATTGCCGCTGCCATTGATGGGGTATTGTTCGAGTCCGGCAACCCTCAGGGGGCCACGATTTACCTGTCTGAACTGCTGATTGCCATCAGTAATGTCAGCGGTACGGGTGGGTTTATCCTGACTTCTCCCTCGGCAAATATTACCACCACGACCGGGCAATTGCCGGTAAGGGGTACGGTGACTTATACATGAGCCGGTTTACTTTAGAAGATTACACGTCAGCGCTGCAAAATTTAATGCCAACCGGACTGGTATGGTCACGCAAAACTGATGGTGTTCAAACCGCCGTATTGCGGGCTCTGGCACAGTCATATCAGGACAGTGATGATGCGGCAGTATCATTGCTAATCGGCGCTTTCCCGGCGACGGCAACCATTATGTTAACCGACTGGGAGAAAACGCTCGGGCTCCCGGACGATTGTGCTATTGGGGAAAATGACAGCATTGCCATCAGGCAAAAATCAGTAGTCTCGAAACTTTTTAGTACGGGCGGTCAGTCCGCTGCATATTTCATAGGTGTAGCCAAAGCGCTGGGTTATGACATTACCGTGACGGTTTACCGCCAGTCACGGGCGGGAATGTCAGTTTGCGGTGATGCCCTGAATGGCGATGACTGGCCGTTTACCTGGCTGGTTACCGCGCCTTCAACCACGATCACCTACGCTCAGGCCGGGCAATCTTATGCTGGCGATCCTTTGCGTTCGTGGGGTAATAAGCGGCTTGAATGTCGTCTCAGTAAATTGGCTCCGTCGCACACCATTGTATTATTTGGTTATGCTAATTAATCATTAATCTTCGTAAAACAAAATTAGCGCCTTAACTGGCGAGGACATTTCTATGCAAAAGATTGGGAGTATCACCACTACGGCAGATGCCAATGGTGAATGGACTAATGGCAATGTGGCCGCAGGCATCTCTCCAACTATCATGGATGCCGCCTGGTTTAATACAATTCAGCGTGAACTTGCGAATATAGTGACTGGTGGAGGACTAGTTCTTGATCCAGCGAACGACGCACAGGTTCTTGCGGCACTTAAAAAAATCTTTCTGCAATCAGGCAATAATCTTTCCGAGATTGCCACCGCAGGGACGGCAGCGCAGAGCGCAGCGAGGACGAGCATTTTAGCCGCAGCCATGGCTGGTTTATCCACACAACAGTTCTCAGTAGCAGCAGCGACAAACCCTGCCAATGCCGTGAGGCTGGATCAGTTTCAATATGGGAGTAACGGAAATGGAGTATTTATAAAGTTCCCTGGGGGCATGCAGATTTGCCGCCTTACACTTACAATTCTGCCCAACAACTCAGCCACATGGACCTATCCATTGTCGTTTTCCTCGGCACCGCAGGTGGTAGCTATGCCATTCCCTAGCGGACCACTAACAGCACCAATATGGCTTTCTGCAACAAGTGCGGGATCATGCATTTTTTTCAATAACAACTCGGCTGGTGCTCAGCTTAATGCAATAGCAATTCTTTAAGGGTGATTACATGAAATTTATTCCGGTTGATGCCTCAGGTAATATCATGGGCATGTTTTTGTCAGAAGATCATATTTCACGGGAAGATGAAAATACCTCTATTGAGCTTAGCGATGAGGACTGGGAGAGTGTGGGGCCGGGCTATGTATATGTTAACGGATCGCTGATCCCACCACCGCCAAAGACACCAGAAGAAATTCAGGCTGAAAAAAATGCGGGTAAAATCGCAGCAAACACGGCGAAGAAAGCGCAATTAATTGCAGCAGCGACCGATAGGATATCTGTACTACAAGATGCAGTAGATCTCGACATGGCGACAGCAGACGAAATAGCAGCATTGCCTTTGTGGAAGAAATACCGGGTTCTATTGAGTCGCGTGGATGCTAATACATCGGATGATGTTGCGTGGACGGAGACTCCGGCAAAATAACTTCATGATCACTCGTTTTCAAAAAATTTGATCGCGCAACTATCAAGGCAAGTGTGAAATATTTAGTAGTATATATATTAGTCAATAGGCTTTTGACGAATATGTGAGGAAGCACAATCTTCAACGCCACTGCCAGCAAGTCCAATGCCGACACGTAATAAAGCCCTGTTTTATAACAGGGCTGCCAAGCATTACAGGCAAACTGTGATTTTTTCTGGCCCCTTAACTATGTAATTGTTATTAGGCCATGTATTAGCTTCTGAGCATACTCCTGAAGGGATTGCTGGGTTTGCGTTGACATTAAAAACTAACCCCGTTCTTTTCTGAATTAATGCACTCAGTGACCAGGCAGAAACGCTCAGCCTCCCATTCGTGTTTGAGAAGCCAACTTCCTCACCTTTAACACCCACCGCTGCAAGATCTCTTGATATCCTATCAATCATCCAGTTATCTCTGATGTTGTCGTTCTCCACTATTTGGAGATATGAATTACTTACCATCATCGACAACATCACCAGCGCGACAAGTAATATCACTTTAGTTTTGGTAAACAGCCCATTATCACTCACGGATGCGATCATGATTGCGTATGCGAAAGAAACAGAGAACATTGAACGAGGAGATATATCCCATGTTTGCAACGCAGCTATAGGAGCAATAGCCGCAAGAATGCAAATAAGAAATGCCGGAACGTAGACTGCGGCAACCCCCCCCCTTTTTATAACCGCCAGAAAAAGAAACAGTACCATGATGAAAGAAAGGGACATCGCGTACTGCCAGGGTATCAACCACCAGTCGTTGTAAAAGAAGCTCGGCAAGAAAGATGCAATGTCGTGTAGCCTTGCGTAATAATCCGTAACCAGACTTGCCCGATTGTCCCAATTATTCTCGCCAAGTGACGTCTTAGTAAACTTGAACAAGATAGCGTATAAAACCACACCGCAAATGAATGGCATTAAATTCTTAACTGAACCAGCAACACCATTATTTTTGAAGTTTTTAATAAATTCGAAAAGGTAATAGCTTCCTACGACCACAATCGCTGGTTGGTAATTACCACAGATGAGGATGACAAGTATCGATATCTTCCATCCGTTTCGTTCTGTAGATTTTAACTTTGATTTCTCATTTATTATGACAAGCAGGGATAGACATGCCATGCACAGTGCGAAGCAGACATTAGCAAGGTGGTATACAGACATCATGCTGAATACAGGGTGACTGACAACAACAGCAGGGATGAGAAGGTAAACTAACAACGGTGTTTTATCACCTGATATAGCATCGATAATTAAAGACGATGAGAGAGAGGTGAACAAAAAGAACAGAGGCAAAAATAGTGGAGATGATGAAACTATGTTCACGCCAAGCGAATTAAATACCCATGTGATACCCGCCTGAACAAAGCGGCCCTGCTGCATATAGAAAGAAAGAGGTACGTCTCTCATCTGGAGTAAGTAGTCATCTGGCATGTAGGTAGAAAACATTGCGCGAGAGCACCCAAGATACATGACCACCATAGATATAATGGTGGCTATGAATATCCTTTTCCTTCCTTCAACATCTGACTTTATTGTTGATAACCCATATTCCATTACTGTATTCCCCCCCGCTTATTCTTTTTTACTAGGTACCTTGGCCTTTCTTTTGACTCAACATATATACGCCCAATATACTCACCGAGTACACCTATGCCAATAAGTTGAACCCCACCAAGAAATAGCATTGAAACCATTATCGATGTGTATCCCTTCACGGAGTTACCAAATATTAATGTATCGATGATCATATAGGCCCCGTATAAAAAAGAAAGACCGGCGACTATCAGGCCAATGTAAGTCCATACTCTGAGAGGGAAGGTCGAGAATGAAGTAATCCCTTCAAGTGCAAGGTTCCATAATTTCCACCCATTGAATTTAGATTTACCCGCAACCCTTTCCGCTCTAGCGTACTCAACAACATCAGTCGTCCCACCGACCCATGATAGAATCCCTTTCATGAATAGATTTCTCTCTGGCATCATCATTATGTTGTCTACAACTTCTCGTGACATCAGCCTGAAATCACCAACGTTTTCTTCAATTTGTGGGTAGCTGATTTTGTTATGTAACTTGTAGAACCATTCTGCCGTCTTTCGTTTCAAATGACCGTCTGTGCTTCTATCAATTCGCTTAGCCAGGACTACATCAGCTCCGTTCTGCCAGCGGCTAATTAGCAGAGGTATAACCTCGATTGGATCTTGGAGGTCTACATCGATAGGTATAATGCTATCACCAGTTGCATGCTCAAGACCTGCAAACAGAGCAGACTCCTTACCAAAGTTTCTTGTGAACGACAATGATTTAACGAGTGGATCTGATACAGAAAGTGACTGAATAATGCTTTCAGTGCCGTCTCTGCTTCCATCATTGATAAACACTATCTCCACTTCAAACCCAGCGAGCTCTCGGCGAACAGCCTGATAAAAAATCGGTATCGAGTCTTCTTCATTAAAGACTGGAACAACCAGGGATATTTTCATTTAAATGGCCTGAATATGATGTATTTAGAGAATAAGAAACCAAACACTAAGCTCACGCCTGAGAAGACGGTCAGCGTGAATATGGAGGATAGCTCACACCTGTCTGCCAACCAGCCAACAAACGCCGCCATGCCGCCCATAAACATCACGTAGAGCATGTAGCGCAGAGCTGTTGTTTCACTGCTGAATGTCCATCTTGCATTCGCGAAGAAAGAGAAAGTTACCGAAATGCAAAAAGCACCAAAGTTAGCCAACGCCTGATCGGTTCTGGCCGTGTGGATAATCATGTAAAACGAACCCCAGTGGATTGCTGTATTGATTATCCCAACAGACGCGTAACGGAAAAAACTTTTGAACATAAGTAGGCTCTGTGATTTTTTGTGGATAATCGTACCAGCGTTAGATCTGATAGCAAGGTTTTGTAAAGATTTTTTGGGGTTCAATGGCTGGCTGCATATTTTTATGATTTGGTGAAAACTAAACTCTGATTAATTAAAACCCCGAAAACTCACCAGTCATTAAGCAGCATCAACAGGCGAAAAAAAACCTCCGTTGGTGACGGAGGTTCTCTCAAGAGAAGGAGCCGCGTATCTTTTACGTATCCTTTTCTGTCCAGATGGTGTCAGTGCTCAGTCCTAACCTTACCCATAAATTACTGGTTTATATGAGTTTGTCCCTGCACTGTCCTATCTAAATTGGTGGAGCTGGGGGGATTTGAACCCCCGTCAATTCTCGGGGAAAACTTCATAATTACAAGCTTTCGCCAATTGTAACTTGTTGACTTATTTCAATTAAATTTGATGCCAATATTATGAAATAGTTGGCTAACTCTATGGATCATCTAAAAACCACGCAGGATTTAAAATCCCTCGGCCTTAGGCTGTACGAGTTCAAGTCTCGTCCCGGGTACCATGGGAAAATGCAAAGAATAATCAAAAGCAATATAGTAGTAATGTCGTTATAGCCACCTTCGGGTGGTTTTTTTATGTCTGCAATTCAGGCACTTCCTGCTGCTCCACTCTGATACAACACATTCTGTTGCCACGAAGCTATTGCCACAAAATCGGCGTAATAAAAAAGGCCACCTGCAACAGGGGGCCTTAAGTGTTTCTTCAATAACATCCCTGGCGCAAAGAGCCGCAGTCAGAGTTTTATTTCTGAACAGAATGTTGGTTATCGATAAAAAGAATGAAGAAAATCAGAAATTAAAACAGCCCCGAGGGGCGTTTTTAGGGTCAGAATTCACCCGGTGATTCAGTATTGCTCAGTGCCCTGATAGATAAAGGCAGGTGGTAGTTAGGCTGGCTGGTGAAAAACGCCTGCAGGGCAACGCGTTTCTTACGGTCAATTGAAATCTCTTCCATGGTTTTACGGAAGATACTGTACCGGCCACAAGATGTGCAGGTCACAGTAACAATTTTTGCGGACATATTGACCGACGTCTTATTCGTGCTTTGGCACAACGGACACTCGTCTTGAGCGCTTACAACTGTGGAACTCATAAAACCTCCGGTTTTACTTAGAGCGGGCAGTAGTCTAGCACAAAAAGGCGCCAGTTACTTAACGATAATTTAATTATCAGTGGATTTCAGCGCCAACTCAGTGTAGAGAGCCCACAAACCGCTGATGCCTTGGGAAAAGTGACCCGGCGGTTTTCTTCATACTTTTCATTTCACTTCCCTGCTTCTCACTTCACCTTCCTGCGTTACACTTAAAAGATTCACTTCTCCTATGGATCCTTGCTTAATATGACTTCCGCTTTATACCAGCGTACCGATGGTTCGGTTTACAGACATATTTATATCGTCGGGGATTTACACGGCTGCCTGAGCCTGCTTGAAGAGCAGCTGGCGAGAGTAGCTTTCGACCCGCATCGGGATTTATTGCTATCAGTCGGAGATGTCGCCGACCGCGGGCCTGACAGTGTGGGATGCCTGAGGCTGTTGAATGAGCCCTGGTTTTCCTGTGTCCGGGGCAATCATGAACAAATGGCTATTGATGCAGTGAATGAAGAAAATATCCCCCGCTGGCTGCGCAACGGTGGCGACTGGTTTTATGCACTGGAAGGCGAAAAACAGGAAGAAGCAAAATCACTTATTCTTCAGGCTGATAAGTTGCCACACGTACTTGAACTGACCACCCGTGAAGGCAAACTAATTGTGGTCGCTCACGCGAATTATATTTCAGATGATTATGTTTTCGGCAAGCCTCTGGATGGGTATGAGATTATCTGGAACCGGGATCGCGTTAACTTCGCTCTGGCAGGGCGTTACAAACCCATTTCCGGCGCTGACGAGTTCTATTTCGGCCATACGCCGGTGGAGCCTGCGATGCAGTTTGCTAATCAGTTTTATATTGATACCGGTGCGGTTTTTGACGGCTATCTGACGCTGCGTCAGTTGCAATAA